AATATATGTGGTGCAGAATGCATTATATGTTCCAGACCTCATGGATGTGGTAACAGCTTCTTCATGAAGTGGGATGTATTCAATACATTATTAGAACAATTAAAAGATGTAGATTTTACAATGATACAAACAAGTGGTAATGGAGAGACATTTTTAAATCCAAATTACCTAGACTACATTAAGAAGTTAAAGGACACTTTCCCAGATAAGGTAAGGTGGACTTATAATAACTTCTCTATGTTAGATAAAGAAAAAGCAGATAGAATAGTAGAAGAAGATTTGTTCGATAGGATTCATGTAAGACTAGAAAGTCTTGACAGGACAGTTTTTGAAAAGAACAGTAATCTTAATATGGATAACGTATTTGATAACCTTAAATACTTCTTATCTATAAATAAAAAGATACCAGTTGTCATACTTTATAATGATATAAGAAAATATTATGCAAAGTGTCAAAGGGTTCTAGGTATGAGACCTGCTAGAGATATCTATACAGATGAGGAACTAAGCAAACTGAAATGTGAAGAAGGTGAGATAATAAACTATTTCCAGAAAGACAATAGTTCACCTTTATCAATCACAAGTATCAGTCATTGTCTATGGGGAGAAAGATTAAAAGCTCCAAAGGATACAGAAACAGCTTGTCCTAAACTAGATATAATAAAAACTGTTACTTGGATATGTCCTAACGGTGACGTACAGGTTTGTTGTTACGTTGAAGATACGGAAGTTTTTACCGATGAAGGTTGGAAGTTTTTTAAGGATTTAACAGGGAAAGAGACTATATTAACTAGAAAAGCTAATAAAGAAACTGAATGGTCAAAAATAACTGATACACAAAGATATGAATTTGAAGGAGATTTGTATGAGATAAAAAACAGAAATATTGACCTGCAAGTTACTCCTGAACATAAATTCCCTCTTGAGCCAAAGGCTTCATATGAGAGTAACTTTGCAAATAAACCTAAAGAATTAAAAGATGGTTATGTATGGAAAGAGATACAGAATTTCAAAAAAGGAAACTACTTTATACCGAGATTCTTTGATTGGGATGGTGATGAAGAACTTACAAAGAAATACAGCATAGATTTCTTGGCACTTTTAGGCTGGTATCTATCAGAAGGGTATCATTATAATAACAAATCTGTAGATAAAAGAGTAAGAAAAGATGGTTCTATTAATGGAAATGTCCGTGATAGATGGTCTGTGGGGATTAGCCAATCACCAGAAAAAAAACCTGCTTTTTATGAAGAAATTGGTGTACTCATAAAAAAATGTGGTTTCCATCCTATCAAAGATGGGAGTTCATGGAAGTTCAATGATAAAAAGTTTTATGATTATGTTGATCAATTTGGTAAATCTTTTGATAAATTCATACCTAACGATATTAAACAATTACCAAAACGACATTTAGAAGCTTTGTTAGGCACATTGATTAAAGGGGATGGTACAAGTTATAAAACTGGTCATCGTTATTATACAGTTTCGAAACAATTGGCTGATGATGTCCAAGAGATAGCTTATAAATGTGGCTATGGTGCGAATATAGTTCTTCAGGAGCCAAGGCAAAATCCTTTTGATAAGACTAAAATGAACTTGCCTCAATGGATTGTTACTATCTTTAAAGAGGAACGGAACAGTATAAAGATCAATTCTCTTATTGATAATGGTATCAAACAAGTTCATTATGATGGTTTTGTTTATGATATAACAGTAGAAAAAAATCATACTTTATGGGTAAGAAGAAATGGAAAAGCTGTTTGGAGTTCTAATTGTTATGCTGATCACCAAGATGAGATGACATGTGGAAACATAATGGATGAACACATATTAGATATCTTTAACGGTGAAAAGAGAAGAGAATTAATAAAGAGAATCGAGAATAGAGATATAACAGATTATCCATGTACGAATCCTAAGTGTTGTGGATTCCATGAAGGAAAGGAAAACACATCAGTAAGACACCAAAAATAGCAGCCCTTTGCAAAACATTCAGAGGAGATGAATTCATAGAAGCTATGGTTAGGAGTATCTATAATCATGTTGATTACATTGTGTTTGTTAACTCTGAGAAGGCTTGGGATCATGGTCTAAGAGGAAATGTAGATAAGTATGGTAACACTTGTAAATCAGTGATCAATTCTCTGAAATGGTTAGATGTTGATGACAAGATTTATTCTATTGATTGCAATACAGGAGATCAGTTCCATCAGTGTATGGAAGGTTACAGATTCATACAAGATAACTTCAATGCTGATTGGGTAATGTTAATCGACACTGATGAAGTTTGGGATGATTACAATCTAACACAGGCTATTCAGTACCTAAAGAGAAATGAGAATCATGACTATGTTTATAGAGCTAGACTTTATACTTACATAAAGAGTCCATTCTACAGAGTGGAACCAGAAGAAGTAATGGCTCCGACAATCTTTGTAAGTGCTCGTAGAAAAGACTTAGGGAAGAATCATAGATGTTGTCAAGAGAATTTCATGCAGAAAATGGTAACTGACATTATTCCTAGAAAGCCTGTGTGGTTTCATCACTTTGTTTATGTGCGAAGAGATTTCAATACTGTATTAGAAAAGATAAGAAATTCAAATGGCTATGAAGGAAACAAAATAGTTGACTTAGATGATTGGACTGAGAATGTGTGGAAGAAAATTCCAGAACCTTTAGAAGGACAATGGGAAAGAGGTTTTCATCCTGCAACACATTTCCAGAAGCATTGGGCAGGTATAAAAGAGATAACCTTAGAGGATTTACCAGAGGTGTTCCAACTACATCCTCATTTATTGGAGGAGTTAAGCAATGGAACCGACTAAACGATTTGTGTTAGATTCATCTAGAAGTTGTAATATTAAATGTAAATTTTGTTATTACTTACATACTTATGAAAAATGGAAAGAGTATGATTGGAGTCTTGACAAAGCAAAGGGAGTGATTAATGATGGAATTGCTAGGGGTAATAATTATATGGATGTTACAGGGGGAGAACCTACAATGTACAAGTACATTTGTGAGGTGGTTGCCTACGCTCTTTCTAAAGATGTTAAAACCTGTATCATAACAAATGGAATAGTTAATAAGAAAACAGTTCGTGATTTAGTAAGTTCTGGAGTAGATGAGTTCTTAGTATCTAGACATGGTTTAGAAAAGACACATAATTTCATAACTAATTATAAGGATGCTTATTTAAAACAATTAGATTTCTTATTCAGTTTGCGTACAGCAGGGATACCGATTAGATTTAATTGTGTTATAAATCATTATAATCAAGAAGAGATTTTTGCTATAGCTAAAGAACTTGTTCATCATAAACCTAGAATAGTGAATTTCATTAATATGAATCCTCACCATGAATGGCAAGACAAGTCCATAGAAACAGGAAAAGTAGCAGCAGACTTAGATGTGGTAGAACCATTGCTTAACAAAGCTATCAAGCATTTAGAAGATAATGGAGTAGGAGTTAATGTTAGGTACTACCCTATGTGTAGAGTAGCAGAAGAATATAGAAGATGTATTTGTAATGATCGTCATGTAGTCTTTGATCCATATGAATGGGATTACAACATAGAACCAAAAACTGTAGGAGCTTTTGATAATTGGGGAAAGCGTACAAGTAACAATGTAGAATGTAAAAATGGTTCTTGTAAAGAGTGTGACTTGCAAAACATTTGCGGAGGTATTAATAAAGCTTTTGATAAGGCAACAGATTACAGATATACAAAGCCTGTTAAGAACTTCAAAGAGAACAAAGAAGATTTTTACTTTTACAGAAAAGATAACATAAGGACAATAACATGAAGAAAGAAACCTTAATCAAAGGAGTCTTAATATGAAATCACCAATCTTGATAACTGGCTGTGCACGAAGTGGTACATCAATGACTGCAGGAGTCATGAATATATGTGGGGCAAAAGGCGGTCAGACAAGTCCTGCAACAATATACAATAAGAAAGGCATGTTTGAGAATGCTGAAATTAGAAACGATTTAGTTAAACCTCTTCTACAAACTCTAGGAGTTGATCCTATGGCACAGCATCCTTTACCAGATGTAAAGTTATTCAAGGATTTAGATGGTGAAGAGTGGAGAAAGAAAGTAGAAGACACTCTCAGATATCAGGGTGTGGGAGAAGATGACACTTGGTTCTACAAGGGTGCAAAGATGTGTTTGATGTGGCCTTTATGGAATGCAGCTTTCCCAGATGCTAAATGGATTATAGTAAGAAGAAGAAGTAAAGAGATAGTAAACTCCTGTATGAGAACAGGCTTCATGAGAGCTTTCGATACAGAACAAGGATGGCAGGGTTGGATTCACCAACACATAAATAGATTTAATGAGATGCTGCATGCTGATTTAGACCTTATCGAAGTTTGGCCTCAAGAGATGATTGATGGACAGTTCAGTGAAGCTAAATCAGTTGTTGAATGGCTAGGCTTGGAATGGAAAGAAGATGAAGTAAAAGAATTTGTTTCTCCAAATCTGTGGAACGAGGGTAAGATAGTTGTAAACAATCGCATTGTAGGAGTTTGTCATGAATAGTGGTATTTATGAAATTGTATGTAATTCTAATGGTAAGAAGTATATAGGGAGTGCTGTAGATTTAAAAAGACGAAAAAATAAACATTATTCGGAATTAAAAAGAAATAAACATGCTAACAAATATCTTCAAAATGCTTATAATAAATACGGAAAAGAGAATTTTAAATTTAAGATACTTTGTTATTATGAGCCATCAGAATTAATTTTTCAAGAGCAAAGATTTCTTGATCATTATGAAAAAGATTCTCCTCTTTTTAATTTATGCAAAACAGCAGGTTCTAGGTTAGGCATAAAGCATACAGATGAGACTAGACAAAAGATATCAGATAAAGTAAAAAATAGATTTGGCAATAAAAATCCTTTCTTCAACAAACAACATACTGAGGAAACCAAGGGAATCTTATCTTTATTCTTTAAAGGGAAAAAGCAAACTGTTGAGCATGTTGAAAAGAGGGTCTTAAGTAAAAAAGATTTTGTCCATACAGAAGAGACAAAACAAAAAATGTCTTCTGCACATAAAGGAAAGAAAATGTCTGATGAATCTAAGAAAAAGATGTCTTTAGCTAAAAAAGGCCGAAAACTTTCGGAGGAACATAAAAAAAGGATTTCTGATTCTATGAAAAGACAAAAAACTATCGTCAATGACAAACTTATAGCGAAAGCATTTGACGAAGGAAGGATAGGATAACATGGCACGTGTGACAGATGCAGAAGTAGCAGCGATATTAGATACAAGTGTTTCTAGTTTCACACCGTTTATTACAGCAGCGAATATACTGGTAACAACTACGTTGTCAACTCCTGCTAAAATAACGAGTACATCTTTACTGAAAGAAATAGAGAGATGGTTAGCAGCACATTTTTTCAAATGTAGTTTAGAGCCTCAAGAGAAAGTACAAGAAGTAGGAGAAACCAAATCTACATTCTTTGGTGCTTCAAATGAGAAACTTTTAAACTCTACTCTATATGGACAGACAGCATTAGCACTTGATACATCAGGAACATTATCAAATTTAGGAAAGAGAATAGGAAGATTCAAACCAATTCTAGCAATTAGCAGAGCAGAGGATGCGTAATGACATCACATATAACAAGAGGACACAATCAAACATTAGTCTATTGGGCTTTCTCAGCTAGAGATGGTTATGGCGGTGCTACGTTTACTGCACCAGTTGAGATATCTGCTAGGTGGGAAATTAAGCAAAAGATGTACACCACTACTACAGGTCAGAGATTAGAAAGTAGTCACGTTGCATATGTAGGACAGGATGTAGAACCTAATGATTGGTTATTTTTAGGATCATTAACTGACATAGCTTCTGCCATAGATGAGACCAATCCTAAGAATGTGACAAATGCTCTGGAAGTGAAAGCAAGAACTAAAATACCGTCATTAAGAGCAGACAAGTTTCAAAGGATAGCTTTTATGACAGAGGCAACTTCTACGAGGTAAACATGGGAATAAAAGTAATAGGTGGAAAATTAGTTATAAACAATCTTAAAAGAGCTATAAAAAAGATAGAGGGGAAACTATCTAGAGTAGGAATGCTTAGAGTAGGTAGATTGGTTATGGACAGATCAAAAGCATTAACACCAATGGATAAAGGTAACTTAATGGAAAGTGCCTTTGTTGTGTTTGGAGGTGATAAGATAGCTCCACAATCTATATCTACAAATAACTTTAACACCTCAGAACCAGAAGGAAAAAGAGTTGCCTCAGAACATGGTAGTGTGGTAGCAGAACATACAGCTAACAGAAGACCTAATCCATTTGCAGTAGTAGGACATTCAGCTTTTTATGCTTTAAAAGAACATGAAGCTTTGGATGAAGTGCATGTTATAGGGCAGCCAAAGTTCTTAGAGACTGCTGTAGCACAATCGAGAAGAGAAATACTAAAGATATTGAAGGAGAGTGTGAAGAGATGAATAGTCCTAGCCAAGACATAAAAGATTTATTAGAAGCATCATCTGCAGCTACAGGACTTACATTTGGAACTGATCTATTTGTAGGACAAGAACCTGATGGTGGAGGCATAGCAGACAAGGTAGTAACTGTTTTTGATACAGGTGGTGGAGAGCCTGACCCAAACAGAAGCTTGAAAGAACCAACAATTCAAGTAAGAGTAAGAGGAGATGACTTCGGTTATCAAGCAGGATATACTTTAGCAGAAACTGTATTCGATGTTCTACATGGAGTAAAGAATACTACAGTTAATTCTACTAGGTATGTACACATCATAGCTACATCGGATATATTGTTTTTAGGATTTGATAAGAATAACAGACCGATGTGGACAATGAACTTCAGGTTAATGAGGACAGCATAGTATGATGAAAATTAGTGATTTTTGGAAAAAGAGAAGATTGGAAAAGGAACATAAAGGTGATCTTTTATGTGTTTAGAATTATAAGAACAGCTTAAAATTTAGGAGGAAAACAAAATGGCAAGTGGTGCAATTAGTGGTGTAGGAACAGTGTTCAAAAGAAACGCTGTAGCTTTGGCAGAAGTTAATTCTATATCAGGGCCGAATAGAACAAGAGACACGATTGACGTAACGACTCTAGATTCAACAGGTGGTTACAGAGAGTTTATTGGTGGTTTCAGGGATGGTGGAGAAGTAGTTATAGATATGAACTACACAAGAGCAGGATTTGATTCGCTTAACACTGACTTTGAAAACAACACAACTGCTCAAGCTTATGTAATAGTGATGCCTGATACAGGGAACACAGAGTTTGCTTTCTCTGGATGGGTGACATCTATCAGTAAGAGTATACCATTGGATGATAAAATCACAATGAGTGTAACAATTAAGAT